AACAAACCCAATCTCAGTGATGTTATTCTTGATGATTGTCTCATCATCCCATGCTTCGCCAAGAGTAGGTTCGTCTTTACGATACTGTGCGATTGCTTCTTCTAGGGATACTTCACGAGTTGAGACGATTGTCTCTCCAAGATGTTCTTGTGAAAACTCACGAGTTTCTTCACATACGACAGTATCAGATGCGTATACTTCGGGTGTACACGGATACTTGCCCGCACAAGGCATTCCTTTGGAGCATACCCAAATTGGTTTTTCAACATCATCTGGTACTTCTACGACATACCGCACACGGAACTGCGATATGGTATCAACCATTACATACTTAGGCATTACTTCGCTCCCACTCAACCCAAGACAATTCATCTATGTATGCGTCTTCCTCTAACGCATCAATCTGCTTTTGCAAGAACTCAACCGTATCTTTCAACACGGCAACCAAATTAGAAGTCGGCATAACCACCCTCCTTCTCGACAATGGCATATGCCTCCTCACGAGACAGGACTGTGAGTCCACGCTCTGCGATGTATTCTGGACCAATCCAGATCACCTCACAGTAACGACCAGTAGCACCTTGTGCGACTGCCGCAGCACCCTTCACAACAGAAGGATACTTGACCTTAGTAATGTCGCAAGAATCAACCCAAGTTTCAACGTACATAATGTAACTCCTCTCTCAACTACAGGTGTAGTATCTCATAATCAGAAACCCATGTCAACATTTTTTTGAAAAATATTTGAAAAAAATGGGGTCTTTCGACCCCATCCCTCCTATGCCTTTCCTTCAAGTTGTTTCTCTAGTTTTTCGACCTTACGACTCAACTTGCGAATCATTTCTCTGAGATTATAGAAATCCCGTTCGGACATAAGAACTCCTCTGTTGTTTTTTGAGAATGGGCGGTTGCCCTAAACACTTGCGTCTTCACTCAATTTAACTAGTTTAATATCCCCATTGTTTGTGCGTTCAACTCTTACATAATCATTCATAGATTCAATGATCGTAAATACTGAATCAACTGCTTGTTCTCTGCCAGTATTTTGACCAGATCGAAAGGAAAAGTAAGTGCACAGTGCTATTGCTCCAAAGAATAAAAACTCAGGTGGGACTATCATTTATAATTCTCTCCTCAAATGCATCATAAAACATACCTTGTACATTGTCGCACGATAAAGTCAATAATTGCAAAGGATCATCTGTGCGAGGAAATAAAAAAGTAAACGTCACTTCACGATTATTTAGTGCAATATACTCCATATAGGCAACTCTATTTATATTATCTGCACGATTAGCACGGGTTTCGGGTCCGTAACAATCAGTCCCATCATATACATTTGCCACACTCACATCATTATCTATTAGAAAATCAAAACCAAGACAGTACAATTCCTTGTGCCCCATCTTGATTGCTTCCTTCATAGCATTCATGCCCGCATTAGATCGACGACCTGTTGTTTCCTCAAAACATTCATTCCACCCTGGCACGATAAACCTCAATCTTGGGACTTTACATTCCCCCTTGTCTATTGCGTAGTTGATTTCTCCGATAATCTTATCATCTATAGCAACCAAGTAATCGGGCGTGAAATCTCTGTATAGAGCATTGCACCCGAATATGGTTCCTTTATTCCGCAATGACTCAAGATTGAAACCTTTGCGTGATGTACCGTTGCCAATAATGTATGCTTTCACCAATCGTTTGCTCTTTGTGGAATATACTCTTTAATGACAGGCATTGAGATGCCTTTTGGTAATTGCTTGTTGACTGCTAGTAACAGCAACTCTGAATCATCTGGGTCAACTGACTCTAACATCTGCAAAAACAGTTGCTCTCTCTTAACTTGCTTAATTCCCTCGTTAAACGGCACATTGTTACCTGCACAGAAGTACAACATCTTCTTTTTGTTGATGTCTTGTATCAACACATGCTGTAAGTCAGAACTCTTTTCCATCTTTTTAAATGGTGGGCGTGTGCTAGGAATCAACCAAGTGATGCGAGGATCACATATAAATGTCAGCAAGTCTTTGAGTGCAGGACTTGAATTATCTTTTAGAACTTGTACCTTTTCTGGTTTGGTTCTCTTTTTCCCCGCCTTATCTAAAATTTCAGCAAGACCTATTATATTTGCCATCAAAATTCTCCGATGTGTTCCATAAGATTTTGTAGTCGGTGTTTGATAAAATAGTTCATGAGTTTTTCACGACCATTGCCTTTTGTTTCATATTGATTTAGCACCTCTTCCGAAATAGTATTCGGAACCATATCCAAGTCAACCAATTGCTCATTGCGTCGATATCCTCTTAACATCTTTTCATCACAAAATGATTCGGGATCAAGTGCTTGCCACTCTTCAATCTTTGTTGCTCGTATTGGTTTCTGTCTCTTATCTGAAACAAAGCAGTCATCGTCCGACATAAAGTTCGGAATGCCATCACTCCTATCGCCCATTAGAATATGCTCACGTTTGAACTTTTCGGGGTTGTCTGTGCGGAGAAACTTATCTTGTGATGGTGACCACTGATCGACATTGACATACTTCTGCAACTGCATGAAGTCTTTGTCCGACGATAAAATCAAAATCTTCTCGTCATCTTCTCGTGCCAAGAATGAACCATGTACATTACAAATTGTGGCAATGATATCATCTGCTTCTGCACCATCAACACGAATCACTTTGTATGGGAAGTTCTCTTCCAGTTCATCACGAACCGCATGAAGTGTGTCAAATATAATTGTCCAATCAATACCACTCTGCTCACGCAACTTCTTGCGAGATGCTTTGTAGTATGGAAACACATCCTTACGCCAGTAGTGTGATGCGTCACAGCAAATCACTACCTCGCCATACTTGCCATTGAAACGATTCCGATAAGAACGTATCGTGTTGAGTACGATATGACGCATCAAATCTTCAGTAACGTCCATACCGTACTTCTTGGAACCCACTTGTTGCATCAGGGATGAAATAATCACCTGACTTAAATCAACTAATATCATAACTACCCTGCTACTCTGACAGTCTTCCATCCCATTTGATGTTCTTGGAACTCACCGTAAAACATATCAACCCATGTTCCTGTCTTGAGGTAGGACTGAATGTTACGAATATATCCCTCACACTGATGATATTTTGCCTTCGCACCCTTGATATCATTACGCATCTCTGATTTGTATTTGGTCATCAGTGACTTCTGCGTCTTGATGTACTGTTTGCAGTTCTGCATTGACAGTGGATGATCCTCATCGAGTTGTAACACAGTTGAGTGAATAGTCTTGTATTCAGGTTCACCTTTTGCTGCTCTTGCTTTTGCAAGACGTTCACGCAACTCGTCACGTTGCTCTTCAGTCAGTTTGCGTTTCTTTGCCATTACGCATCTCCATTTCAAACAAGTCATGATCTAAATCTGAGTTTACATTATAACCCATGTTAACCATCATGTCAAGTTTCTCTTGTTCCTCTTCAGATGCCTCTCTGCCACTGACCAACCATAAAGACTCAAATAGTTCATATTTTGCCATCGAGGACTCCCTTCAGCAGTCCTTCCCATTGGGCGATTGTTAACTCCCAATTGTAGAAGTTGTCTACAAATATCTTCTGAATCCTCATGCGTTCTTGCATGTTTTGAATTTCTTTGATTGTGCCGTACAATGTGTTTGCAAACACGTTCGCATGAATCCGATTCTGTTCTGTCCACGGATATATTAAACCAAACTTATTGACCGTCTCTGGTAATGCACCCATGTTCGGGCATACTACCGCACACCCCGCACTCATTGCTTCTAAAGCGGCAATACATGATGTCTCTGGCCAAATGCTAGGATATGCAAAGATGTGTGCCCTCGTGAGTGCCTCCCGAACCACCTCGTTTGGTTGAAACCCGTGATAGGTCATGTTCGGATGCGCTTTAATTTTTTCAAACAGTGCCTCATATGGTTTGTCTCTTTGGTTCCACCCATAAATGGAGAATGATGAAAATACATCTAGATGAATATCAACGTCTGTCTGTTCAATCATCTGCTCAATCACAGGAACTAGAATCTCTAAACCTCGATGTGGTGTGGTGTGATAGATGAGTCTGATCGGACCATCAAATTCTTTCTCGTGCTCTTCAATCGGTGTCACTGCATTAGTGATGACAACACCCTTCTGATATGGCACACCTAATCCCATGTTATACGTTTGCTGTTGGTGATGCGATACAAACACCAATTGGTCAAACCGTTCCAAACTTTTAGGGTCTTTGAGGTGTTGACTTTCGGGGTCATCCCAAGTGTCGTGTAACCACAGAATGTTTTTCTTATTTGGGTCAATCTTACGCACTCGTGAACAGATGATGTGAAACTTATCCCGCAATTCAGGGTCAAGTCGATCCATCAATCCATGATACATGTTCTCTGTACCACCCTTACTGTTGGGTGCTGTGCCATTATCATTCAATCCATCGTCTGTACCAATTTTGAATGTATCGTCACCTGTCACTTTCAGTTGTGTTTTCATTTTAGTTTGTCAAACCCCCGACCTGTTTTTGTATCATAACACCATTCCACGAATCCATTGATAAACTTACGATAGAGTTCGGTGTCAACTTCTTTATTGACAATATTTTCATAGAGACAACGACCGTATGTACGAACAGGTTTCTCAAATAGAATTGCCTCGTATCCCGTACCTGAATTGATGACATGCACTTCCGAACAATCTTCCATCAAATCGTGTAGGTGTACATTCTCAATCCACGTTGCGTGTTCGTGTTTCAGTGTCTCTTTCTTGAGTTCAGACATTGAACCCGGATTGACAGGATGTCCTTTGACAACAATCTGCTTACCTTGTTCCTTTGCGTATTCAATCGACTGCTTGAGACCGTCAATTACTTCCACATCAGAATGATAGATGATTGTTTCATCGTGCGGAATCTGACACACGAATAGGATAAATCCTGGGTCAAATAACTTTTGACCTTTCTCTGGTTGTAGATTCTCAAACTTTGTACCGCCACCTCTGATATGTTCCTTGAGGTCATCAAAGTGCGGTGCATCTACTTCACCTAACGTAAAGTGATTCCATACAGACGAACCACCCTCCCAACCCACGGGGTCAATACTGAACAACCACGGAAACACTGTCTGCATGTAATACCGAACCTTTGTGTCTCCCTCTACAAAGAAGTTGTTCTGTTGCTTGTGTGGTACATACACGATGTCAGCATCCATATACTGTACCATTTCAGGTGAGAACTGCCACAGTGGTCTTTCTATAATTAGTGCTTTTGGGTGCACCTTTGATAGATGCTCAACAAAGTTGTGCCAATGTGTACGAATCGGTTGGATGTATCCTCGCCCTTCAGGGACGGGACCTTCCTTGAATGTCACATCTAGTCGTGGTTTGAGGATTAGTATTTTGTCTGCCATATCCTATCTCTTGCTCCATGAAAATATGAACCCCATGCTTCTTTTGCTTGCACATAAGTCATATTTTTGTGTTTTCTATCGCCCTTACCCGTCCAAATTGTTGAACCCTCGACAAACTCCCAATCCATAAAGTTTGAGGGAATACCATAAAATTCCAGTTTGTCTTTGTGTTTGTCGTGTGCCTCGTTGAGTGCTCGTTGATCTATGAACCACTGAAACGGACCTTTCGCAATATTTTGCCGAACATCTTGAGTGAACTCTCGTGCACCCTTGTTGACATACACCGCACCTGCCGCAATCTTAGAACCTTGCGTTTCCCATTCGCCCGTGTTTGCTAGTGGTTCACGGAAAAACAATCCAACATCAGCATCCCTAAACTGCGACCAATCAATTTCATTCATTACTAAACAGTCAGCGTCCAATACCAATGCTTCGCTCAACCCGTGTGCCATCAGTTCTGGCAGAATCATAAACCGTGCACAGGCATAGTAAGTTCTTGAGTCAATACCACTCAAGTCTGTACGTTCAAACGAATAGGTGACTCCAATGTCTTCTTCAAGAACCATCGATAGTCCATGACACCCTCTGTCTGGGTTGACAACGTGTGCGTGTATCTGCTCACCCGCCCCGACCGCAGAGTATGCCAGTGGTACGAAATGCTCAACATAGTATTTCGCATCACATGCAACTAATAATGTTTTCCCTTGAGGGATCGTTCCACCAAACATATTATTTACCAATAATGTCGTATTGCCCATATGCGAGGTAATCCACATCGGGTTCTAGAGGTTTACATTTTGCATCATATGCTTCTTGAACTGTATCGTGATACAACTGAACTAGTTCAGGTCTCTTGTGTGCTTCTGGTTTGCCAGTAAACCAAGCAGGTTGCCACGGTTGCGATTCCATCCTCGTGTAGTGTAGATGCCACAGTTCATCCATCGGAGTATTGTCACCGTCCAGTGAGTTCCACTTTGGATGTAATGGTTCTACCAAGTCGTGGTTGCCACTGAACTGCCTAATGTAACGTTGATGTGTTTCTGGTATTTTCTTCATGCGTTGTACAGGAATGAGATACTGTTGTGCCACCGCACAGTCAATCACCATCACACAGAACTCGTGCCCTCCAAACCGATTGCCGACTCGTGCCGCAAATGGTTTGCCATTGAGATTAATGTTGTAAAGTTCAGTGATATCTTTGAAGTTTAACATATCACAATCAGTATAGATTGCCTTACCCTCAAACCCACATGCTTCTGGGATTGCCCATCGATATCCTGAAAACGGAGTTGACCAAGTGTGAGTCTTCCATCCACCCCAAATGCTCGTCAGATCAGGTGTCTGTCGCATCCATGTAATTTCAAGGTTACTTGAAGAATTCTTGCGTAGCGTATACTCATACGCCATCTCAATTTCTTTGTCCTCACCATTAGCACTTGTGCCAATAAACATTCTAATAGTTGACATTGAACTGTTTTTCTCCTAATATTTCATTTGTAATTTATACTATTATACATAAACTTCTGATCAATGTCAACTTTTTACAAGGTGTTTCCTATGAATTTTTGCACCGACGAATGCGTTGTAATATTCATCGGGTTTCAATAGAACATCATTTTCCACTTGATATTTTAATTCATAATAACTGAGTTCGCCTTTGGACTGACACAGTTTCAATATCTCACGTTTGAAATTGTGTTTACCTGTTGATTCAACTAACTCTTTGACTTCTTCACTGGAACCATAATAATCTTTCCAATCGGACTCGACTCGCTTGGTTCGCTTGCGGGTCTTGCCCTTGAGGGGTGGGAGTTTGCGTACTGACCAGAAATTCTTCTTTCCAACATACTTTAGGTTGGTTGTCAAATTTGTAATCAGATACACAAACCCCTGTGCATCATCTATATTATTTGATTCAAATATCTTACCGTCTAGTGTCCAAGGATTCGTATAACTCACTGATCATCTTCATTGTCATCTTCGTCTTCTATATAGTCACTAAAGTCATCCTCGTTTTCTGTAGTTCCTTCTTCTACCACGGAATCTGGTAGATCGGTCCCACAAAATGGGCAGTAAACGGGTTCTTCTGTTTCATCCTCATCATATGCTAATTCATACTCAGAGGCACAATCTGGGCATGTTACCTCTAATACTGTATATTCATCAGTATCTTTCATGCAGCGTATGCCTCATCCCACGATCCTTTGAGTCCTGCTACCTCGTACTCTGTAACACGATTTTCAAAGAAGTTGGTGTGATCTGCACCGTTAAGCACCCACTCCAACCAAGGTAACGGATTCTCTTTGACTTTAAAGTTTGTCTTGAGACCTAATTGAAGTAATCGTCTATCTGCAATATAACGAATATATTTTTTGACTTCTTCTTTAGATAGTCCCTCAATTTCTCCCATCTCGTATGCCAAATCAATAAACTTATCTTCTAATTCGACCGCTAAACTTGACATTTCATAAATTTCTGCTTTGAATTCAGTATCTACGATGCGAGGATGTTCATTGCAGAACGAACGGAATAGTTTTGAGTTGCCCTCAACGTGCATTGACTCGTCACGAATTGACCACTCAACAACCTTACCCATACCTTTCATCTTGCCAAACCGTTGGAAGTTCAACAACATGACAAACGAGGCAAACAATGCAACACCTTCGTTGAATACAGACTTTGCAAGTGCGAGTCCAAGACCACGTTGTGTAGAGGCATCAGAGTCCATCATGAACTCTACCTTGTCAACCATCTCTGTGTATTCTAAAAATGCATGGTATTCACTATCTGGTAGTCCTAGTGTTTCATTGAGAAGTGCGTATGCTCTTTGATGTATTCCCTCACGAGCAGCAAATGAACCCAACATATTACGGACTTCATTGTTCTTGAACTTAGGAATAAATTGATCATAGTAATTTTGTCCTACTGCAACGTCTGACTGTGTGAACAATCGTAATACGTTAGTGATATAGTCCTTTTCTGTAGCAGTGACCTTACCACCTTTCCAATCAGTAACATCCTCACTCAAGTCAATTTCATCTTCAATCCAGTGTGCTTTCTCGTGACGGGTTGTGATTTCAGTTGCCCACGGGTAGTTAAATGGTTTATATGTCGTTGAAAACTCCATTAGTCCACCTGACTTCTTTTTCAGTAAAGTGTCTGCTTTTTGGACTAGTTGGTCATACCCCCCAATGCGCTTACCCTCAATAAAAATTTGTGGCACAGAATTGACAGGACGACTTTCAGAACCTTTTGTCAAGTCCTCTTGTGCGCCATTGATCTTCTGATAAAACGCAAGTCGTTGTTCTTCATCATCCAATACGTTTTCTGTGTATGTAAATCCATGACTGCTGAACCATTCCTTTGTTTTAACGCAAAAAGGACAATCTGACTTTGAGTAAATTGTAATATCCATTGTTTCCCCTAACCTTGACATGCGACACATTCTTCTTGTGATTGCTCTCCGAACTCTACGAGTCGATCTCGTTCAATCTTTTGTGCGACATTCTCCGCACGATTTGATGTTTCAGTTCTCAAATAATACAGACCTTTGCATCCATACTTCCATGCATTGTAATGCACTGTGTGAATATACTGACGACTTGCACCTGCTGGAAAAAACACATTGAGTGACTGCCCCTGACACAGATACCGTTGCCTTGAACCACCAAGATACACAATCCAATCTTGGTTTAGTTCGATTGCAGTTTTGAACACTGCTTTGAGATGCTCGTCCAGAAAATCAAGATGCTGAACCGAACCGCCATTGGTAATGATAGACGACCAAATTTCTTGCGTGTCTTTACCAATCTTTGCGAGTTCTTCTTGTAAATACTTATTCTTTATCAAATGCGATCCCGCACGAGTACGAGATGTAAACGCATTTGCTTTCCACGGTTCAATTGATGGTGAAGTGTTGCCAATCAACGACGAATTGGCATTTGGTGCAATCGCAAGAAGGTGTGCGTTTCGTCGCCCTGTCCCTTCCATATCTGGTGCTTCACCACGTTCTTTACCTAATACTAATGTTTCGGCAATTGCCTCATTCTGAATATGTTTGAAAATAATATCATTGACTCCCCGTGCCTTTTCACTTTCAAATGCGACACGGTGCTGTTGTAGATACGAATGGAACCCCATCGCACCCAAACCTAAACTTCTTTCTTGAGTTGCACTATAACGTGCCTTTGAGATTTCGTCTCCTGCGTGGTCAATGAAAAACTGCAAGACGTTATCAAGAAAGCGAATGAGATCACGAACAATAGTGGTATCCTTCCACTCATCAAATCTCTCCAAATTGAGTGACGACAGACAGCAAACTGCTGAACGATCATCACTTGTCGGTAAATGAATTTCGTTACACAGGTTTGAACCATGAATCTTCAATCCTTTCTTTTTCATAGTTTCTGGTAGATATGCGTTTGCGGTATCAATAAAGTTGAGATATGGTTCACCTGTTCTGTATCGTGTCTCCAGTAGTGTTTCCCACAAGTACCTTGCACGGAGTGTATCACGCACTTCACCAGAGTCAGGATCAATAAGTTCCCAGTGAGCATCTGCTTGTATAGCGACCATGAATTTGTTCGTGATATTGACTGCGTGATGTAAGTTCAAACACTTACGATTGACATCACCTGTGGGAACACGCATATTCATGAACTCTACAATATCGGGATGGTCAATGTCAATGTATGCAGCATACGACCCTTTACGGGTTCTACCTTGGCGATACGCCACCATATCAGCATCCACTGTGTGCAAGAATGGCATAGGTCCGGGTGCTTTCTCAGACACCGCACGAACGTCAGACCAGTGTCCACCAACACCACCACCCTTGACCGACAACCAACGGAGTTCTGCCGAATGCTCAATCAGTCCATCTAGCGAATCTGGCACATAAGTAAGGAAGCATGAAATCGGTAGTGCTCTGATTTTTTCTCCAGGCATCGGTGCATTTGACAACACAGGTGACGAAAACATAAACCAACCCTTTGACGCACCATCATAAATGCGTTGTGCCAACTCCATGTCACCATAGGCATAGGCAACAGCAGCACGAGCAAATGCGTGTTGAGGAGTTTCGTCGTTGATGCAGTAGTAGTCAGTGAGTAGTTTGTATCCTTGTTCAGATAAAATAGAGTCGCGGGACGGATCAATCTTGATCCCAAGATATTCTTCGGTCATTTGTTATCCTTTACTTTACGAGTTTGATTGCCATAGGGAACACTTCACTGATTACATGGGCACACGCCTTTGCTATTTCCATATGTTCTTTTTGTGTTCCATTCGCACTTCGTAGTTCAATATAGTGAATCCAAGACCGTAATGTTCCATTCATATACATGCGAGACTTTGTTAGTCCTTCTGGTAGGACTGCTCGTGCTTGCTCTTTTGCAATGCCGTTTTCAATTGCCCAACGATATGCTTTTCGTGATTCAATGATGACTCGCTCTTGGGCAAGCACCCATTCTGTTTTTAGATTTACATCGTCGGTTTCAACTGAGTTTTGACGGTTCTTTTCGTCTTGCAATCTCGCTTCGCGGATTTCAAAATCAAGGTCTTTTGTAGGGTCAGCATAACGCTGACTAAACTCTTGGAAAGAAAACGATCTATGCCGCAGAATCTGTCGAGCAATGTCCCTTGTCGTTTCTATTTCCATACATGCAGAAACCATTTCAAGTGGTGACCAATGAGCGTGTTTCACCAAATAGTTGATTAACTTTTCACTGGTTTCTGTGTTCAACTGATTGCTTGGGTTTGATACCCTCGCACAATAAGCAATAAGTTCTTGCACATCATCTATTCCCTGATCTTCATACTCCTGAGTTGGAGTCGAAAAACTGATCAGTTTTACATTCATTAACTTATCCTTATATCTTTTTCCAATCACGGATTGCGAGTCGCAATGCCAGATCATGATGAGTGTTTTTATTTATTAAAGAGGTGATCTCTTCGGGTGTAAATCCTTCCAGTATCATATCATTAATATCTTTCGATTTGATATTTGACGGATAAACGAATACAGAAAACCCCCACTTACATGCCTTTTCAATCAAAGCAATCAGGTCTTTGTTTCTGGGTTGATTATCAAACACCAATGTGACCATGCCCTTTGGTAGCATCTTCATTGCTTTAACCAAGTCCGAACCACCGCAAGCAACAGCATTCGGGAGGAACATACTATCTATAGGTCCCTCCACCACATAGATTGGTTCCGTTGTGTCAATGGACTCAAGACCATAAATCAAGGGGTCATTGTTGGTGAGTCGGACTGTAACATATCTAGTTTTACTTCCACTAATGGATCGACCCTGAATACCAATGAGTTGTCCATCACGATTTCTAAAAGGTATAACAATGCGTTTATCATTTAATAGTCTCCCTTCGTATACATCAGGACGTAGATTCTCTAACATCGAGTAATCTTCTGCGTAAAATAAATCGTGCCACTTTTCTTCTGGGATACGTCTTGTCTGTACATACAATACAGCAGGATGGGCAGACGGTAGATCAGACAATCGCATCGTATATTTCAATAAGTCACCATCGTCTTTGTGTGTTGACTTAGGGGCAAAGGACGGTGTATAATCTGTGTTTGCTATACGACGACCACTGTGCCTCTCAGCAAAGGTTTCGGTGTTGTATTGCTGATACAGATTTGGGTCAACTTGCTCAATTAGTTTACTGAGATGCCCTGAGAATCCACAGTTGTGGCACTTATAAAATAGACCATTGTCGCCCTCAAACAAGTACCCCCGTGCCTTGTGTCTATTTTTAGAGGAATCTCCACAGATAGGGCAACGAAAATTGTACAGTTTGTCTGACTTGCGACTAAAACGGTTTAGTTTTGAGGACAGAAGTCCGATATATTTGTGATCAATCCATAACATGGAGACCATTATACAGATTTATGGAGAGTGTGTCAAGAGAAGAAACGTTTGAATATTTCCATTTGTGCTAATATAAACCCAACCGTAGCGGCAATACCAGTAATAAACCACTTGCTTTGTTCAATACGTTTGACTCGCTCAGAAAGCACAGCAAGTTTCGATTTAATTTCTTCATCATCTTCGGACTGTTGCTCGATGTGTGCTTGTTGCATCAGCACCATCTTATCCAAACTTGTGGTGAGGTCTGACAATTTGTCGATTGTCACATCCAACTTCTCTACAACCTTCTGAAGTCCTTCGACTTCTTTCTTCATGACCGCAATGTCTGTGTGGATGCTATTTGGTTCTTCAAACGCCATCACTGTGCCTTTTGGGGTTCTTGTTCTTGTGTAGTATTTAGGTCTGTGACACTCACTGCACGTTCGTAGTATACTATTATTTCGGTTTGTTGATTCAAATACCTACGGAGTTCTGCAATATTCAATGCAAGATTTTCATAGTCTTTAATTGCTAACGCAACATACACTAATTTACCATTTTCTTTGGTAAACTCTTTAACAAACTCATCATAGTTTTCTTTGTTAACAACGTAAACACGAGTATCAATTAGACTCAGTGGTTTCGGTCTGGGGACTATCGGAACTGTCGTCTTCTCGATTTTGGTTACCACCTTGATCTCTGGTTCCGGTTTTGTCCCCCAAGGAAAAAGACTGCAACCAGTGAGGAAGAGGGGTGTCACCATCACCGCCAGAATCTTTCTCCAAGTCCCTCCATAAGTTTGCTGTCGCACCATTCATTTTCCCTTCAAGTAAAGCAGGTTTCTTTATTGCTAATGCAGTAAGGTTGTGTCGTCTTAGTTTTGACTGTAACTCATCACCGTACTGTTCTGCTTTTTGTAAATCTGTTTGTAGTCTTTTATTTTCTTCCGAAAATTTTGCTATATTTTTTTGCAAATATTTGATGCTTTCCTCACTTGTGTCTAATACAAGTTCAAGTTTTGCATTATTTTCTTTAAGAACTTCGACTCGTTCTTGCAAATCAGTCACATATGTATAACCACCAAAACCGACACCACCTAATATAGAAAGCAATAATAATACCACATATATCATAACTAGTCCACTCTTAATTCAGGATCAAGAGTCTTAAATCCTTTTTTACGCATTACTGTCTTTGCGACCAAATCAATCTCTTGATTCTTCGGATCATACTTTAGAACAAATGGCATATTGACATCTGTTTTCATATCCTTGATGACTGCTTCGGCATCAGGATTCATATCCGAAATTTTTTTACCGTGCTTGGCATATGACTGTTTGAATAATCGTGTTAATTCTGCTGTCGTAATTTGCTTTTTGTTTCTCTCATCATTCACTCTATCTAAAAAGTGACGAGTAAAATTGACATCTATGCCAACTTTTGCAAACAACTTATCGGCATACTTTTCAATCTGATCTAAGTCTGATCTGGTGATTTGTCGTTCCTCAGTAAATGTCTTGAGTGACATGACCTTACGACCTATAGTGTTTGCTTGTGCTTTGTTGCGTTCTTTGTATTTTTTGTGTGCCGATGGTGGCACTTTTAGATCAGAGGGAGTAAGACCCGCTATACCTGATGTATTTGTTGAAGGTGCATCTTCATTTTGTTTTTTTCGTTTTTTTGTAATTTCTTTCATTTTATTAATATATGTGCGATAAACATCTGCTGCACTATTTTTACCCGCAACACGAGCACGTTGCTCCATCGCAACTGCCGCTTGAATCTTGTGTGCATGAGTACGATCAGACTTGTCAATTTTTTTGACACTCTCCTCTGCGTCTTTAGTAGTTGCAAACTTCAATCCATGAATTGTGCCTTCAGGGTCTTCGTCTGTGTATAAGTCGGAGTGCTTGTTGCTTTTAGTGGGTTGTCCCTTCTTTTTAGGAATACGAGGTTCCTCCATAATCATTTCACTTAGTTTTATTGGCATATCTTTTTTGAGTTCTCGTAAATTCTTTTTCCACGCTTGTTCAATAAGATAGTGATTATCCACTATTTTTTCAATTTCTTCACGTTCTTTGATAAGCAACAATGCGGCAGCATAAGAACCCAAACGTGTTCTACCACCCGGAATCTTTTCTATAAGTCGTTTGATGTTGAAAACAAATCGGTCAATCAAATCATATGCATCTTTTTCTTCGGATGTGCTTGGCGAACGGAGTTTCTTTCCACGTTCGTCAATGAGTCCCAATGCATATGCTTCGGTTTCATCGAATGGAGTAGTCAGTCGCTTTAGCAACTGATAGATTACAAATAAATCGACTGCCTTTGCCATTAGATTTTACTCAATATTGCCTCTATTGTTGGATCGGAAACAACTACATTGCAATCGATATCAATCCCTTCTGGTCCTACCCCATACACTACGTTGGGTAACCTTCCAATCAAATCCATGAATGGTTTAATAAACTCTAAATATTCGTATAATCGATAGAACAACATTCGTGTCATCGCATCTCCATCAAATACATTATATAAAACGACCAAGTGATTCAGTATTAGTCGTTCTTTTAGTTCACCTCCGACCTCATACTTTCGTAACAATCGTTTGATGTACTTAATTCTGTTTAAGTCTTCTTGGAATTCTGCATCATCTACACAACTAGGATTCTCATATGCTTTTGCTGCGAATAATAAAAAATTGCCATCGTCTAATGTGTCAAATCTCACAATTATTTTTTTCCAAGTTCACCTTTGTTTTTTGAACCATCAGCACGGGGAATCAATCCCCGTGCCTTCAGTCGAGCAAGTGCCGTAGCACCAATGTTCTCACCTCTTTTATACTTAGCAAGCATCTTATCAAGGTGAGATTTCATCTCCTTACCCTTGAACTTGAGGTCTGCCTCAACAAACTCACGAAAAGTTATCATGAAGCAAACGTACTCAGTGCAACTCGTTTGATGACTGTGTTAGACACTGCAACATACAAGAAATTCTCATCATAAAATATTGAACCTTGATTCACAGGGTCATTAGAACCAAACTGCGTTGTTGCATTATTTGATGTCACTGTCACTTTGTTTGAAACAATTACACGATTCGTGTTTGCAATCGGTGCTGAATTGAACACCGTATTCGCATTGAATACTGAGCGATTACCACGGAAGTTGGTATTTGCTGCAGAAACAAAACGACCCGTAATTGTTGTGTTGGCAGGAACTGTACCAAAGAAGTTTGTTACTGTAACTTTCTTTGATACAGGAGTTCCTGTCGCATCGTCAACAATATAGAGCAAATCACTATCGGCAGTTGTGGTCAACTCTGTGAGTTGTGTTACCTTTTTATCTGCCATTTCATTTCACCTTATTTGGAAACATTGAATGTAGTAATAACTTGACCTTCACCATCACAGACACTATTTGCAACCGCACCAGTGATTACCAAGTTTGCTGCTAAAGTAATGCCATCGTCTGGGTTGTACAATGGGTTACCACCACCAGCAACAGAAATTGACTGTGCGTTGACTTGGTAAGTAGCATCTGCACCAGACCCATCAGCACCACCTTGTAATTTGCCACGGAATATAATTGTATTGTTCGCACCTACCAACAAACGATTTGCGTGTGCACCATTGTTGTTTGCTGTGAATACTGCATGGTTACCACCAACTGTGTTCGCAAGTGTTAGTGTCAAGTTGTTACCAGACGCACCTCCCGCAAATACAACAGGTGAGTTGAATACAACATAGACATTGGCGACTGCGTTAGCAGTCAACTTCCCATCAGCATCTAACCTAAGATATACTTGGTGAATGTCTGGAAATTCAAGATAAGGATTAGATGTATAATCCTTACCTGATACACCTGGGTTTGCTGCAACAAGAACTTCTTCTTGCTGACGAGTATTTCCGTGTGTGTCAACTTTCGTTACACGACGAACCCAACCCTTGCTTGTTGCGATGACATTCCGTTTCGACTTGAAATTACTTTCTTGGGGAAACGGAGTATGTCCTGTTTTATAGAACACTGCGCTATTGGCAGCACCAGTAGCAGATGTGTTCTTTTCGTGGTCAAATCTCCACTTTGGCATTTTGCTTTTCCTCGCTTTTCGTTATACTAAGAACTACTCGACATGATGTAGTTATAAACCCAACTTCTTGAGTTCAGCAATAGTTCTGTCTTTATTTATGTGTTGGATACCTATTCCACCACGGTCTTCAAACTCACGAATATTCTTTATATAGTCATCAATCAATATGTTTGGGCGACCTTTACGATTTGTTGCATAGTCTGCTTTTTCGGCACGTTGCACAAGGTTCACCCGACTTCTTGGCAATTTTAGGTTGCGTTTACACCAATCGTATTTGCCTAGTATGCTGTTCTTATCCCATTTGGCATATGCTGATAGAATCTGTGGATTATATTTACGACAATATTCAAAAGCATCCATTCCATCCATTGTTTTCAAATCATACCAAAACCGACTATTTTGATGGATTTCATTTTTTATTTCTGCCTTTGCGCCATCGACCACTTGCGGTGCGGTGAAGTCTTTACCAGTGGTTTCCTTCACACCCCGCAAAAAATCAGCAAGTACCCCATCCATATCAAAATAAATTATTTGGTCTTTACCATTAAACTCTTCAAAGAGGTACTTGAACAATCTCATTAATTTTTTCCCATTGCCATCTTTGTAGCAGTCGCATACATCACTTCTTTGTACTTGTCACCGTATCTTTCTTTGAACTCATCTTCTTTCTTTTTAAGTTCTTTGACGATTTCTTCACGTTTTTTCATTTCAGCATCAGTCATCTTCTCGCCTTCTGCCTCACGGACTCGTGCGATTGCCTTTTCCATAATCGACTGACCAACAGTCAATGATTGCTTTGACTTAGTGACAGGCACTTTTGTTTCCATCACGGCACGGAGACGCTGTGTTGCAGTCAGTTCTGCACCGACACCCTCAATCTTCAGACCACGACCTGCCATCGTTACCTTGATGCCATTGTTACGCATTATGCGAATGACGACTTCACGAACATCAGTATCCAAGTCTTGAAGGTCACGAGCAAACTTTGCGGTAACACGAGGTGATTTCTTATTTGCGATTGCTGACATACGATTAGCAAATCCTAAGAAATCTTTCTTATCCACACCACCTTTTGTCATTGCGTATTGTGTCAGTTCTTTTGCTGCACCTTTGTAATCTGCCTTACTGACATCAAATGGTGGTTCGTCTTTCTTCTCGTCCAGTTCAATATCTTCAGCGAACACATCATTTGTTTGACGTTTAATTGCTGCTTTGAATCCATCTGCTTTACGCTGATCAGTGAAAGTAAACATTACCCCATCATCTTCAACTGCTCTAGCATATTTGCCTTTGTAAGTTTTTAATTCACGCTCGATTTGTTTTTGGTTCTTATCAATATCACCAGTAACAATGACATCAAACTTCTCGTCCAGTTCGACTTCTTCTTTGACAGGAATCATCTTTAGGTTTGTCTGAGCAAGTCCCATTTTGGTTCTGATAGATGTAACGTCCATCCTTTTACCCTTTAAGACAACAGTGCGTCCCTTCCTTGAATACTCAACATCATTGTCTTTAGCGAGTCGTTCCAGTTTACTTGCCATGTCGGAAGTAACATTCGGAACAGTAAAAGTCACCATTGGAGATTCTTGAAGTTCAACGTCTTCTTTTATCTTGCCTTGATAAACGTTTGATGGAAACTTCATTTTATACATAACACGCAAAATGTCTCTCTCGCTACCTTTCAAGATTACTGATTTACCCTTCATGGTGAAAGAAACATTATTATCGTCACCTACAGACTTTACTCGTTTTGCTGTTGTAGGATCAGCTTCAAACGTAAGAGTTGCTTCATCAAGTTCAACTTCTTCCTTGCTAAAACGCTTGCCAATCATCTTCGCACGAGCATCGTTATGTCCCTTAGACCAAGCAGTATACTCTTTTGTGCCTTTCTTGTTGGGGTTGTCGTCATAACTTACTTTCTTAGCAACTGCCTTCTTACCTGCTTCATAAGCACCTGCTTCAGCAGGAGTCTTGTATGCCTCTTCAAGTTCTTCGTTCTTCAACTTATCAATCTTTTTCTGAAGTGCGAACTTCTTCATTCTCACTGAAGCAGTGTTGCCACTGATACGATCCAACATTTTTTCTAAGTCAGCAATCTGCTGTTCCTTAGATTTTGCTTCGTCCAGTTCTACAGACTCTTTATACATGTTCAGTTCAAACTTCTTATCGTCAAGATTAGCAACTTGAATCTGAACTCCCTTCTTACCGTCTTTACCCATCAATCGGTATTTGTTAGTCTTACCCTTAGATGGTTTGCGAGGACCAGATGCAACCTTGTTATCAATTTCTTTTGGATCAATATCAACACCCAACTTCTTCTTCGCATAGTCGTATGCGTGTTTCATCGCAGATGAAAAATCCTTGTGGTACAAGTCGTATCCAGTTCCACCTGACTTAGATGGGTCTCGTACTTCTTCCATTCCTTCTGGTTTGTCGTGAGTGTATCCCATCTTGGCATACTTCTCATGATCTTCTGGAGATTTTGCTTCAACCCCCTTACCAGTTTTAGGATCATACATCATATGAGGATATTTGACTGCCTCTAAAATGTAATCACCATCTCTGTGTTGCTTAATGCCATCCATACCCTTTAGCATCTCAGGTGTCAAATCAACACCCATTTCTTTAGCAACATCCTTGAGTGGTTTCATTCCTGCTGCACCACCTTCATCAGAAAGTTTCTTCTTCAATGCTTTGAGGAGTTTATCTTTATCGACTTCTTCTTTCATTTCGGTTGGATTTGAAATGTAGTCGTTCATCTTATTCATGCTATTAGATGCGACTGCTAACTTGTTTGTCCACCAAGTCGGAAGAGAACCTTCGTTATCCATTGAGTTTAGTGCACTCATGATTGCTTGTGCATCCTCAATGATTGTCTTACATTGACGTTTTGCCGATGCAACGTCAACGTGACCGTCTTCGACAATCGGTTCTACATTCTCTTTGATGAACATTGATCGAATAGTGCGTTCTAAAGTCATGGTTACATCCCCCCCAAATCATCAAGAATATCACCTAACATATCATTTCTATAATCTTTATTCTTGTTCATCATGTTCAATACTTGTTGCATACCCATCTTTTTCAACACATCAGGAATCTTTTTGATGACTTCATCTTCTTTTGCGTTGGGTTTTACACCCATCTTCTTCAGTGCCTTGGCAACCAGATTTGCTGTGTCTTTACGTTCTGTCAGTTCAACTTCTTCTGCATAGAAATCTGCAATCTTCTGTGCGGAGTCAAAGAACTTCTGCCCCTTCTCACCCTTGCGTGACATAAAGAATCCACCCGCACCGTCATCCAAATCACCAGATGCGACTTCTTTGCCACCGACCATAACTTTTGCAACACCGTCACCCTTTGTGACAACTTTGGTCTTACCCTTAGTTGCAAGCACACGCATTGCTTCGTCAAGATTTTCATCTAATTTAGGATCAGTGTCAACCTTGTCCTTCTTATCATTATCAATATTCTTACTGATTGCTTTTCTACGCTTGTGTAGATATTTGTCAGTAGAATCAATATCACCATCGTTGTCGAGGTCTTGATCTTTTCGGTCATCGAAATCTTTCTTGACCGCTTTCTTATCGACAGGATCAAGTTTCTTTTCACTTACTACTTCTCTGACAGCATCCAAAACGCTATCAGGAAGTCCATAATTTTTCTTACTTCCCCAAGTTGCCATGAGTATTCTCCTTTAATCTAATTCGGATACTGTTTTACCTTTTTCCCACATACGACATGACCAGTACCTTGCTTTAGTCTTCGGTCCTGGATTGTCACAATTGTGGCGACTTCTAAATGATTTACGTCTATTTGGATCATCTCGTTTGATCTCCATATTGGGATCACCAAAATTCACCTTGACCACATTGCCCTTTTCATTACGAACATATACTGAAAACTTTTTAGGTCCTTTCGGTGTACGGAAAGGATCGTTGAGTTTTACTTTACGCCCTTCATATTCAGATTCTGTTAGGTCTTGATTTGCAATCTCTTTAATTTTATCAACGTGACCTTGAATGTATGAGTGTTCTTGTTCAAGTCCAACCATTCTTGCCATCGTCATAATTTGGTCTGCGAGATTTTGTGCCATAGACACATCCTCTGGTGATGCTTCATTATTTTGGATTATATATTTCTCACGATAGAACAATTGATCTTGCAACTGTGCTAATCGTTCGGCAGTACGCATATCATCAATCAAGGTGTCAATTTTACTATATAATTTAGTTGCGAAAGGGCACATATGAAAGAATTCAGTTTTATAATTGCCTACTCTAATTTCTCCACCTTCAATCTGTTCATCCAAATCTTCAACTCTGAATGCGTGTCTTGGATAGGACTCTCTTTGACCCGGTGTCATATCGGAGTACCGCTTACGAATCTCATCAGTGCCAACCTCAACAGGTCCCATCACTTCTTGTTCGTTCACCATCTTTGCCAACACACGAGCATCCACACCATCAAACTGTCTGGCAATCTGCTGTGCATAGTATTCAATAGTGTGCTGTAATCCCTTACGACCCGCTTCTTTTTTCTTGCGAGTCAAAACATCTTGTAGAACTTTCTTTGCTGAATCATAACCTTTTTTGTTGGTAATCTTACTCAAAGGTTCAAGCAACCACCGTGGCATTTCTTCTAATTCAGACTCTTGTTGTTCTCTACGCAACCAATTGAATGTTTTACCTTTTGGTGGTTCGACTTTCATCGGAGCAGGACGTTTACTTGGTTCGTATTTCTTGCGAGTCTCTGGGTCCATCATAGAAAGATAGAAGTCGTCATTCTTACCAACACCATATTTCTTCATGCGTTTTGCCATGCGAATTTGTGCAGTTGTTGGTTTTTTTGATTCTTCAATAGATTCACCTTTTGCACGTTTCATTTGTGCTGGTGTCGGTGCTCCTTTGTCACCAACTTTTCTCATCTTCTCACCAGAACCTCTTTTGATTCTTTCTCTTTTTTTGTGAATGTTCGCCCAAAGACTTTCACTTGCAAATGACTCTTTCTTTGCCTTCTTTGCAGCACTTGCCTTTGCCCACAAATCTTTGTCTGCGGTTGTACGAGTTTTACCACCAGTAAGGAATGAGTTGACACGAGCAAATGCCCACTGTTGTGGTGTTGTACCTGGTCGATGCCCTGTCTTCCATGCTGCCATTCCACGATCATACACTTTCTTCAGGATACCGTATGGAACACCACTCTTTTCAGATTTCTTTTTTAATCCTTCAATGGACTTCTCTTCAAGATCGTCATATGACTCTTTCCTATTCTTGTTACGAGTATCCCTCAATCTTGCTCTGTCAAGGATAGCGTCGAACTTTTGTTTGTCTGATTCTTTCTCTCGACTGATGCGTTCTTTCGCTCTCTGTACCGCATCTTGCTCATCAATTTTACCCGTATCTGTGCGACCTTTGAGTACCGCATTACGAACACGTTGGAATGCTGCGGTGTCGTCATCAACGATGTTAATGAGTTTATCAAGGATATCTAACAGTGCCTTACGCAATACAGGATTCGTCAATCCTTTTTCACCTGATTTCAACGCACGACGATATTTCTCTAAGTCACCTTGCTTTGCCATACCCATACGGAGTAACTGATTGATTTTTGGTGTCAGCAATCCACCCACATCATCTGCTTCAATCTGATAGTTATCAGTTGGGACTGCGTGTGACAGTGGCGAACGAGCAGGATCAAGATAGAACAAACTATATGACTTGATATTCTGTCTTTTACCCTTTCCTTCGTTCAGTTCAATTTGATCAATCAGTTCATCAAATGCATCCTCAAGCATCATCTCTGTCCCAAACATCTCATTAATTTTCTCACTTGAGATATATGATGCTCTGGCAGGAGGAATGTCATACACACCAGCACTCAAAACTTGTTTCATATTGCTGTGTGACTTGCTGATGTGCTGTTGGAACTTTGCCTTATCGATTGGTTTTGGAATTTTATTAAATGCTTGTAATACTTTAGCAGCATCACCCGCCTTAACCTTGACTTTGCGACCATCATCAAAAACAATCGGGTGGTCACCTTTGAGGTCTACTGCCTTACGGAGTTGGACGATAATGTTCTTGTCTGCTTCACGGTCATCGTCACCTCTCGCCCCAACTGCCTCACCGTACATCTGCTTGTACTTTTGAGTGTACTTAGACGGTTTGGTCTTCGCACCCTTATCACCCGGTGCAGGTTTGTATGATGCAGGATCATTATCTGGTTTATCAGCACCTTTCGCAAACTGCTTTGCCCGTGCCTCTTTCTCTTTATCAGAGAGTCCCTTGTAATACTTTTTGGGTTGTGTGCCAGGTAAATCTTTGACATCTGGGTCTTGTGCAACTTTTTGCTCAAACTGTGCGTTGATGTCAAATGCCTCAAACATTGCGTCGAACGATTCGTTCTTACTTGAACGTGCCTTTGCCACACGTTCCATTTCTTTCTTACGAACCTTTGGAAGTAAACGTTTTGACAAAGCACCCACAGCAGACTTTTTCTTTTCAAGCATCTTATCCACCGATATCTTTTGTGTCGTAGACAGGTTTTTATAGTTCGCACCCATTTTGCCCGCAACTTTGCGTCTTAGAATGTTCAGTGCTGCCTTTCGTGCCCGATATGCCAAACGGTCTGGAGGTGCAACACGTTTTGCCTTGATTTTACGGAAACGTGCCAAACGTGGTGCGAGTCGTTTCATCCGACGACCCATCTTTAGACGTTGCTGAAGTGTCAGTGGTTTGCGTTCTTGGAGGTCTTTCTCCTCTTCATCGTCCTTATCGCCCAATTCGTCATCTGGAATTAGAAAGTCCAAAGCAGGAATGTCGGAGTCTTGAGGATCAAGTTCATCAAACTCATCATCGTCATTGGTGTCGATACCAAACAACTCACGGTCTAGTTCATCATCATCAACTTCTAGGTCTGCTTCGGTGAGTTGTAATTCTTCTTTTATTATCTCATTCAGTCCCATAGATTTCTTTACGGCATTGAACATTTCTTCAGAATCAATGCCTTTAGGTGTGCCCTTCTTGAAACTGACCATATCATTATTCTGAACCGCAAGACGCATCTTGCTTGCACTCATGCCAGTAACACCTTCGGAATCAGGGTCTCTTTCCCCTGCCGATTGGACATCAATGCTATTAAATGTATAATCTTTGCCGTTGTATTTGTTAAGCAAACGGTCAAATTCTGGAACACGGTCTGATCCTGCTACCATAATGATATCAGTAAAACCTTCTGTTTGAAGTTCTTTTAGCACATTGATAACAGTCTTCGCATCTGATTTGGTCACCATATTACCAAATGCTTGTTTTGCGAACTTGACTTTCTGATCGTATGAAAGGGGGTCTTTCTTATTTTTTGGATCAATTTGTAAAGAGGTATGAGACAAGTAGATTCTTGCAGTGGCACGTTCCTTACGAGCGACAGCATTGATTTTGTCTGCGAGTTTCTTATGACCAACAGTCGGAGGATTCATCCGACCAAAAGCAAATACAATTTTCTTCACAGGGTTTTCCTTAGACTTACCTGATTACATTACCATCTATTTATACTTTTTGCCATCCCTTGAGGACTTCTGGTGAAAAGTTTGCATAACTAAATTGCAGTCGATCAACCAGTTTGATTGCATTTCCTGAATGATCAATCGCAACATATCCCTCTTGTTCTGTCACTTTGTATCCATCCTTGGTTTTGAGGAATGTACCAATACTTTTTGTTGTGTCCATTTTTTTGATGAATATTGACTTGACTTTTTGGATATCTTTATAAATCGTGAAGATATCGACAAGTGCTTCTGGTTGTGTTACCACCTTTAGCATATCTTCTTTCTTCTGACGAGCAGGTGCTTTGCCTCGTTCAGTCTTCTTTGACTCAATCTGCTCGTCATAATATGTAATCAGATAATCTACTAAGTCACGGACAAACGCACGAGGTGACCCGATGTCTTCTTGATCACGGACTTTGCTATTAATAAATGCCTTGATGCGAGTATTTAAATCATTGTTCTCTGCGATTGCATTCATCACGGATGCATCGACACCTCTGAACTTGCGTCCGATAGTGGACAGCAAACTTGTCACTTCGGTGGTCTCGTCTTCGGTAAAGGTTGCGACACCAGACACATCACGATAGGTTGCGTTATCCATAAACACCGATGATGTCTTTTTGAGTTTGCCCACAATGTCAGCAGTGAAGTCTGCCTTCATTGACTCTAACGACTTACCAGTATACTTGGTGTGCCAAATGACACCAATCTTCGCACGACCAATCTTACCCGCTAAACCAGAACCAACAGGAACCGCATACACGATTGTGTTTGGTTGGAACGTCAGGTTCGATTCTCCATCTATTTTTGTTTTCTTGAGATCAGATTTTGTAAATAAGAGATCACCTTGGATAATGTCCGTGATACCCAACTTTGAAAATTCAGATAGTGCAATTGCAAACTTTGATTTAAGGTCTGTAGGTAGTTCTTTAGCACTTCGTATTTCGCTTTGAGTTTTGTACAATAATGGTTGAACATTGAAGATTCCTTTTTTTGCTACAAAAAATTTCCCATCTCTGGGGTCTATTCCCGCAAATATAGCGGGTGCTCCATCCCACTTCACTGTCGTGTTGATCGGTTGTGTTGACCGACCCGACATCATATTTCGTAATGACTGTAAAAAGTTGATTGCCTGACGAGTGCCATCTACACCATCGTTGAGAACCAAATCCTCAAGGTGCTCCATGTGAACATTCTTTTCTTCAGACAGAAATGCTTGTAATCTTTGCATCAATTATTTATATTCCTCGATAAACTCCTTTGCTAATACTCCCTCAAGTGCATACGCTTCCTTTTCATACCAAAGGTTCAAATACTCCTCTTGTGTTTTGTACTCCATCTTACCGTCAATAGCAAGTTCTTTTCTAGCGTATTGTTTGATGTGGACGCATTCGTGTGCGAGTGTTTCTATCAGTGTGTAAGTGTCGATGTCTTCTTTGACTTCAATGACAAACTCTCGTGGGGTGACTGCTAAACAATAACCAAGTGCATCACAATCACCGTCAATTTGGATGCAAACATCAAGTGTCTTCATTCGGGGCATCAACTTGCCAATACAGTAGTTGACAACATTTTCTGCCAAACGGCAAGTCTCTTCGTTATTACCCCAAGCAGCCACTAGATTCATTTGATTTCCTCAATCTCTCCCAACACTTCAAATTTACGATATCTCTTACCAAATGTCAAGGGTTTTGTAAAAACTTTTACATCTTTTTCATCCATACCTTGGAATGCTACCAACTTACCAGACTTCTTGTGAACATAGTAAGTGTGGGGTAGCAAATCCTTGGTGGTCTCTCTCAAGACTTGAATCATAACTGATTCTCCCGCTCGACATCTTCTGCCATGATCTTCAAACCCATCAACCCATTGTATGCTTGGGTCAAGTATGGATCAATCTCACGTTTTTCAACGTAGTCAGTGAGACTCCACTCAACCTTACGCTCCAACATTGTTTCAATCTCTTCGATTGCTTCAAATACTTCTTTCATTACTCAACCTCATATAGTCCAGGAAGTCCTGTAAGTTCTGGGTATTGTTTTACGATATCTCTAAGGTCAATACCACTTGGAACAGGCATATCCAATACATCACGGCAAACCATTTCCCATAATTGCTCTAGTCCAATTGCCGTTGGTTTTGCAAATTCACGAATAAAATTTTCAAGTGTTTCTACCCGCAACTGCAACTCTTCAATTTCGTTCATTATACATTCACCATACAGTTTTGTTCTGCGTTTAATTCTTTCATCATCTGAACTGCCAACTCATACTCTGCATCATTATCACAAGTATCGATCAACTCAACACGACCATCGTAGTCCATGCTTGTCTCAAACGGGATGTATGCTTCTTCGCCTTCACGACCAAACTCAGCACCGTCTTTCTCAACGATGATGGTGTAACCTTCAAACAAGTACATACCATTCTTAGGATGAGTAATCGCACCTTTGGCAATCACTTTACCTTCAATGTAAGCACCCTTAGTGCCACGGAAATCATAACCACGGATAACCATACCAACTTCTGCAAGATTTTCATATTTCAACATAACTTTCTCTCTTCTCAATCAACATGTACATTATTACAAAAAAAGGGGGTCTTGTAAACCCCCTTTGCGAAACTTTTATTGTGAAAAAAATCAATCAGTTGAAGGATTATTGTAGAGAAGTTCCCAAGTTCCATCTAAATGCTCAACGAGTGCCGTGCAGTTTGTGACCCAATCTCCACAGTTCATGTAAGATTCTTTGATCTTAGGTGAGTGCGTGTGTCCAGTAATTGCACAGTCATATCCCCGCAGGTTGATATGTTTTTTGATAACGTTTTCAGTTCCAAAAATTTTATACATCCTATTAGTGAATGAACTATTCTCTTCTTTATGTGGAATATAATCCCAAATATGGGCAAAGAAATTGATTATAAATGATGGAACCTTCATTGTAAGATCGTAATGATCCCCATGAGTAATAAGATACTTACGTCCATCAATGCCGAAATAGTCACAAGAATCGACAATTTGGCATCGACCAAACTGGAAGTCGTATTTGAAAAACGGTCTAATAAACTCGTCGTGATTGCCAGCAATGTAATAAACATTCATCCTCTCCGATAATTTTAGGATTTTACGAATGACTTCTGTCTGAGTTTTAGTCCAATAATGTTTGCGTCTGAGTGCCCAACCATCAACAATATCCCCAACCAAATACAAGTTCTCTGCAACGAATGAATCTAAGAATGCGTGTAATCTCTTTGCTTTACACGCCTTTGTTCCTAGATGCACATCACTGATAAAGACAGACTTGTATTCTAGTTTTTCGGTCATATTTTCAGAGAACTGAAGTCTCGCTTCTCGTTGTTGCCGACAGTATTTAGAGGTTTGTCTGGTATTCCCGAACCTAAAATGTCATCCTGTGCACCTTCTTCGGCATCAAACAATCGCATCTTTGACCTATCAATTCCAACGACGAACCTCTTATTAGACCCCGGATCGGAATATCTATTTTTGAGTTGCTTGATCATTACTTGATCAAGGTCTTCCAATTCTTCGGTGCTGATCATCGCCAACATTAGGTCTGCGGTTGCTGGTAGTCCGAACGACTCTGAAACGTCTTCCATCCCTGGGTCTGAGTTACTATATCCACTTCTCGTTGTCTGAGTCGCAGAAACAATTGGTATGTTCTTTTCAACCGCAAGTCCTCGCAACTCTTCTGCGATTGCTTTGACATAGGTGTATGAGTTGACATTGCTCCCTGCTCGTATTCTTTGACTCATACAAATATTGAGATAGTCAATATAGATGATGTCTGGTGTAAAGTTTCGCTTCAGTCCAAGTTCATTGACTACATGACGAAAGTGTCCAACATGTGCTGATGCGGTTGGATATTCTTTGATGATCAGTTTGCCAAGTGTCTTCTCTTTGACTCGCTTGACTTTTTTCTCATACATTTGTTGTGGCATAGACTTCAAATCATCTAATGACACATTTAGGAGGTTTGCGTCGATTCTTTCTGCGATTTTCTCTTCTGCCATCTCCATCGTGATGTAAAAGACATTCTTCCCATCCATAAGGTTTGAAGATGCCATGTGACACATCGCTAAAGATTTACCCACACCCGTACCGGCAAGAATAATATTGAGAGACTTGCGTGACAAACCACCCTTAGTGATTTGATTGAGTAGTTCAATATCAAACGGAATCTTTTCTTCTTTTCTGTGATAAAATTCATAACGCTCACTGTAATCCTCTAAAAAGTCATGCCCGATATGCGTGTCGAATGACACAGATAATGCCTTAGTGAGAATATCTGGGATTGCTCCCTTTCCTTGTTCTTTGTCCTTACCATCAATAATTTGAATGCTGTTCATAATAGCATTATAGACTGCCCGCTCCTGACAAAAGGTTTCGGTTTGGTCTAGCAACCACTCTTTCTGAACTTGCTCTTCAATGACTAGATTCTTGACGAGTTCAGTCGCATTCTGAAACTCGCCATCCGCAATCTTTTCATCCTTATCTAACTCAATGAGTAATGACTCACGAGTCGGCACAGTGTTGTACTCGTTGACAAAATCTACGATCTTATCAAGTAGCAGTCGCTCTGTGCTTTCACTGAAGTATTCTGATTTTAGAAATGGAATAACTTTGCGTGTGTAATCCTCATCATTGATCAGATGCTTCAGTATCGTCGTTTCTATTCTCGTGGTAATCAATGGATGCCTCAATCAATTCAACTAAAATGTCACCAATCATAGTCTTGAACTCTTCGTAGTCTTCGCCCGTCAAGTTCTCGACATCAATGTCAATTGGTTCCAATACATCATATTCAAAAGACAGTGATGCAACTTCTTGATCATCACTTTCGTGGAAGTCAATCTTTCCATACTTATAAACAAGACCTTCGTACTTGCCTTCGGACAGCATCACCGCCCATTGCTCATCAGCATCCTTGTGCTCAATCAGTGTGTACTTCATTCTGTTCCTCTGCGATTTCATTGCCGTACATATACTCATTCTTTGCGGCATCATCTAACTGCTTCAGTACATCGTCAGTGAAATACTTTGTGGGTTCTTTCATAATTTGTTTACCAAAGACCTTTGCCCCATCTGGCATCTCGTATCGTGTGGATACCTTCTTGAAGATTCCATACTTCTCTGCCAAGTCAAGTAAACCGTAGTATCGGTCAAGACCCTTGGTGTGAGAGACAAGCACTTGAACTTCCTTGTTCTCTTGAGTAAATCGTGACTTGTGCATCCTTGCCTTGACGATATTTCCGATAACTTCTGTACCATCCTTTTCTTTCTTCTTTGACAAGTAGACGACTGTAGACGACACATACTTTAGACCCGAACCACCCGACATTTCTTTGGTTGGAATATACGAACCCACAACATCATACACATGGTTGGTCACCAGAAGTGGCACATTGACTTTTGCTAACTTGAGACCTAGCACACGGAATGTTGCTTTCAGCACTTGTGCCTTGGTCATGTCTCGTGTCTCGCTTCCTGCCGATGTGTCTTCAATCTCTTTGGTGGTAGACAACTGACCCAAGGAATCCAAGACCATCATCATTGGGGGTGGGTCACTATGCTGTGAATAGTTTTCCACAACTTGAAGTGCGTGGTGACGGAACTTCTGAATTGTTTCTGGTTCTGCGATGATGACACGATTGACATCAATGCCTCGTTGTTCCATCATTGACTTTGTGACTGCTGCTTCGGTGTCGTAATAGAACACTGCCGCTTCGGGGTTGTCATCCAAAAACTGTTTGACGATACCCATCACAAAGAATGTCTTACCTGTTGCTGACTCACCTGCGAATGTAGTGATCTTGTTGTTGGGGACTCCCCCAAAGATACTGCCACTGAGTGCGGCATTGAGGATGTATGAACCAGTATCGACTGTACCCGAAAACTCCGATGAGTTTGACCCATCTGCAGCAATGTGTGTATCGGGATCACCAATCTGCTTTACCATATCACGAAAGAAACTACTCATAAAATCTCCATTAAATTTTAGACATTATACCAATAAGTAATTGTTTTGTCAATCACTTTTTATTTTGACTGTGCCAGTATTACCACTAGAATCTTTATATGTCTGTACTGACCATTTTTGGGGACGTTTAATTTTTACATCACTTTCAAAGTTGTCGTCAGCATTGGTAGCACTAAACCACTCCTCTGCTTCAACGTCATAATCTGGGTTTGGTTTTGGTTTGGGTGTAATTGGGGATTTAATTGGTTTTATATCAAGTTCAACAACCTTGCGTTTTTCAAACTCATCACGGAGTGTCATATTTGCCGCAATCACCAATAGAATTGCCAGTGGGTCAAAAACAAAGATAATCACAATAATAACCCAACGAACCGCACGTTCTAAGTCAGCATCTGTAAACAACAAATCTGCAACATATCGGATCGGTCCAACCTCAACTTCAAATGCTTTGACTTGTAATTGAAGTTTTGATTGCTCTTCTTGTAACCTTGCAATTTCCTCACCCGATGTAGACACCGCAAGGTTCAGTGCATCACGTTCTGGTTTTTGCTCTTGCCTTGCTTGTAATCCTTTGGTGACTGCACCCAACTCTGTGTATCTTGCCAAAGCACCATCAAGCAAATCCAACGCACCTTGATTTCGTATAATGTCTTTTTGTTCTCTGTCTATCTGAATTTGAATCAATTCAATTTGGTTTTCAACAACGTTCAGGTCACCTGTCTGTTCAATGTGTGCTTTTGATAAAAATCCAAAGATACCCATACTTGTAATGAACATCAAAACAAACACCGCAATAGTCAGATACGACTTGAGTAAAAACGGAGTTCTACTCCAGTTTTGATACAACCAAGATGCGGTCAATACCTTACCAACCTCAAGCACCCCACCCATAATTGCAATTGCAACTGCTGATGCCGAAAAGATTGCCATCAATCCGATAATCGAATACCAAGCAGCGACTGCCGAAATTGCTAAAGCAACAAACAATGTTAGGTATCCAAAAATCATTCTCGTGTGATCTCCAACACACGATCAATCTGTGCCTGAACCTTTTCTGCTCTTCCTGGCCAATAGATGTATTCTTTATCTGCCGTCTTCAAAAGGTTGACGAGAAGTGGCATGATAATCTTTTCAAGGTCTGTAATCTTTTCCTCAAGATCACCGACCCTCCTATCTTTCTCTGCCTCAATTTCCTGAATCTTTTGTTTTGCTTCAACGGAAATACTCTGTTCAACTTTTTTGATTTGACCTTGATATTCTTCTTCACTGACTCCAGTGAAACCAAAGTCATAATCAAGGTACTCTGATGGAATGTCCTTCACGAGAAGAAATCCTCCAATGATGCTGATTTTTCTACCTTCCAATCAATGGTGTCGAGTATGACCTTCATTGGTTCAAGGAATGCCTTCGTAAACTGTGTATCGTAATCTATGTATTCCTGAACAGAAAACTCTGGTGGTAATACATTAGGGACTGAAATCACATTCTGCTTCATAGGATTTGGCATACGCAAATAACAGAACTTGATTTTCTCACCCTCGTTTATCAACTCATACTTCTGCGTCAGTTTTCTCTCCGTAATCTGATGATTGAAAACCAAAGAACCTCGCACATGAATTGGTGTGTTTTTTCTAAAAAGTGTCGCACTATCTCTATATTTATGGATCATACTAACCCCTCTTGGGAATGCTACTTCCTCAAACGGAGACGATGAGAACTTGCGACGAAACTCTGCGACAAACTCTTGGAGTTCGGACTCACTACCTTCCATCACAATCTTCAAAGCATCACCAATCGCAGAACGACATATGCCCGGTGTAGATGACTTGACTGCTTCAATACCCATCATCTTCAACTTGGGTTCTTTGTATTTTACACCCTCGTTGTCCCACACGTTCAGAATGTATCTCTTCTTCGCAGTCCAAATGCCACGCTCTGCGATTGCTTCTCGCTTCATTGACATCTTCTGCGAGTAGGCATTCATACCTACAGCAAGTTCTTGATAACACTTATCAATAAAAGGTTCAATCTTCTGTCGAGCAACCCTATCAAGAAAGTCCACGCATTTCCTCTTATAGTCACTCTCCGATACAAACTTTCCTTTTTCAAGAACCTTAGATACCAACCCATCAAAAACAATGTATAACGAATCTGTATCTGACGCAACCACATAGTCCTTACCCTTTGTCTCAAGTATCTTGTTAAGATACTCATTCATCTTGCGCTCAATCCAACGAATTGACAACTGCCCACCCATCGTAATCGCAGTTGCTTGTCGGATATCAAAGAAACGGAAGTATTCGTTTCCTAATGCACCGTAGGCAGAGTTCAACTGTACTTTCTTTGCTAACTGTAAGTTTTTGTACTTACTAATCTCATTGACTAACTTGCGTTTACGTTGTGTGTCAGTTTCTTCTTGAAGAGTAGATTCTGCCTCAAGCATTGCCTTCTTTGCAATCACTCGTTCGTCATACATTTTCTGCATCATTTCAGGTAGGAAACCTTGAATGTCTCGACGGAAGCACTGACCATTCGCAGTCATCACCTTATTAACATCAATCTTTGGGAACTTACCATTCACCATCTCATCAATGTGTAACGAATATGGAATGTCGTCAATCAATGTTTCGGGTGAGATATTATACTGCATAATCAAGTGAGGATACAGAGAGTTCAAGTCAAACGACATAATCCAATCGTGCTTACCCACTTGCGGGTCTTTCACATACGCACCCACATACTGTGTGTCTTTGCCAGTAAATCGTTTAGGTGAAACCACAATACCTTTTTTCCACAAATGATTGTGAATGAGCACATCCCACATCCGAACTTGAGTGTAGACATCACTATAGTTTACCTTGGCATCATATGCAAGTGCTAGTGCCATGTCAATGAGTTTCATCTTCTCATCAAGTTTGACAACCAACTCAACATCCTTGATGTTGTACTCAATGAACTTTTGATGGTTCTCAAGATACAATGTCTGTAGTGTGCCGTATTCAGAGTAGTCAATCTTCTTCTCACCCAACTCAACAAAACCAATGTGGTCTAGTCGATAGGATTCTTGCTGTGAGTATGTGAACTTACGATACAAGTCGAGATAGTCTAAAGTCGAGACACCGACAATGTTGTACGACTGTTGCATTCGACCTTGGATTTCTCGTTCGTTCTTATCGAGCAAACCCCACGGAGAAAGTTGTCGTGCCTTCTTGAAACCAAGTTTGTTGCTGATGCGATTGACCAAATACGGAACATCAAAGAAAGTACAGTTCCAACCAGTAAGAATATCTGGGTCTAGTCGAGTCCACAAGTCACCAAACTTTAATAATAAATCAATCTCGTCTTTACAGACAATCTCAACTACATCATCCCGATGTACAACATACTCACCATAGTGCAACACATAATACTTACCATCAACAGTAATTGTGATTGCCGTAATAGGTTGTTCAGCATCTTCGGGTTTTGGAAATCCTTTGTCACTACCAACCTCGATATCAAGATAGGCAGTAACAATCTGTGACCGTTCGTAGTCAACACCATCTATCCAAGTTTCGTTAATATAAGCATACTCAAACTTTTCAAGACCGTAGATTTCAAATCCACCAACATCTTTGTATTGCTTGATGAAGTCCCGTGCTTCACGGATTGAACCCTGCTCGACAGGTGCGAGTGACCGACCCTCAATAGATTTCCATTCACCTTCGTGTGAGGGAACGAAAAGTTTTGGGTTGTATTGAACCCTGTGCGAGAATCGCTCACCATTTTTGCGACCTCGCACGAGGATATGATCTCCAATCAAATGTACATTTGTATAAAACATGATGTAGATTATACTTTAGTTAGTGTTCAATGTCAAGCATTGATTCCAGTTGAGTATTCAGTTTTGCCATTAACACGAGTCGCAGTTAGAATTGACTTACGATTAGTTCCATCAGTTTTGTATGATACATGAACCCAACCACTATCAGGCACACCAGAAGTGTAAAACTCCAGAATGAGCTGATCAAATTCAAGATTGTCTCTAATCCATTCAGCAAGTTCCGCATTAGGAGTCCCTGGCACTTCGATGTCTGCCGCTTCACCTTTGCAATGCTGAGATCGAGATGATCCTCCCACAGCAGTATTAAGGTCAGGAGAGCGATACCCGGAGTTAATAACAGTAGGACCAAAATGGTCACGAACTGGTTGAACCACCTTTTCAAAAAGTGCAACTGCTGCATCCATATGTTCTCCTTTTGGAGCATTATCAATACCTTTGCGTTCCGCAGTTTGTGATTTAGTAAATTCTACCAGTGAGAAATTCTTAGACAGTTTCATTTTTTCTCCTATAAAAAGGGGTGGAAAACCACCCCTATTTAGAACGATTACTGCTTTTTCACAAAGTTGTAAAGTTCCTCTGCCTTTTCCATAATTTCTTTTGGTTGATACATCTTTGGAGTGTATTTCTGAATCACTTTCTCAAGTTCTTCACCCGCAAAATGTTCTTGTGCTTGATTTACCATAGTCCAAAAGACTTGTTGCTGTTGATCGTAGGCACGATCAGCAAGTTCTTTTGCCATAGCAAGTACATCGAAACGCAGTTCATATGGATTTTTATTAGACATAATAGTCTCCTTGTGTGTTTATGTGTGTGTGATAAAAATCACAGTGTTTCTTGGAGAAACTCCAAGTCTTTTTGACCAATACCGATTTCAATCATTTTTGGTTTCTTCTCATCTGGCAGTACAACTTCCAATTCAATTGAAAGCATACCATCCGACAAATCTGCACCGACTACATCAACATGTTCTGCGAGTCGAAAAATCTTCTCAAATGATTTTGTGCTGATACCTTTATGTAAGTATTTGGCATCTGTGTTGTTTTCTTTTGATGCCTTGACGATAAGGTCACGGTCTTCCCAGATGATTTCAATATCACCCTTAGAGAAACCCGCAACTGCAAGTTCAATCGCATACCGATTGTTGCCTTGCTTGATAATATTATATGGGGGGTAGTTTGAATCCTCTCTCCGCAGTTCTAACTCATCCATCAACGAGTCAAATCCAACAAAATGGCGAGGGAATATAGAATGTAATCTTGTCATGTTTATCTCCTTTTCAGCAAGATTGTTGTGCGACCCATTTGGCATCGCACCATTATTTATACAACTATTTTCTACGTCCAATATTATACTTTGGTTCTAGTGTCCATTCATTTTTATCTTTGTGTGCAATCACCTTGATTTGAGACAATGGTGCTTGCGGAACAATATATGAGTCCTTGATCATTACATCAACAAGTCCCCACTCTGCAAGTAATTTAACTATTGTATTTCGTCTTGCTTTGTCTTCATCGGAAAAGTTTGTCGGTTTACCATCGAGTGCAAACAGTTCTTTAAAGTGCACAATGTAATATCTACCTTGCTTATGCAAAATATGACACGACTGAAACAGCACATTATCTTTCTTTGCGGCAATACCAATTCTAGTCAAGGTTTCTTTTACCTTGAGAAAATCATCCGATTCCTTCAATTGGACTTCAACAAGTTCATCAATGTTGACAGTCATTTCACTTTCCACCTTTTTCTAATTTTTCTCTCATGACCGAAAGCATATCATCTGTCAAAATTCTACCGTACTCTCTTGCTTTCTGAAGAGAACATTGATGGTATTCCATGATGATTTCTAGGTCATTATCTGTGTTATTTTTCACCCACTTCGCAAATCTTTTGCGAGGTCTAACACTATTTAGAAAATACTCATATTGTAGTTTTTTGTCAGCATCTTGACGCATATTCATCTCATTTGCCAACAGTACGGTGTCAATGAAGTAAGACAGAGACCGATTGGTCAGAAAGGGTTCGTATGCCCGTTCTGCCAACTCGTCATTTTCTGTATCCCGCATCATATTTTCTTTTGTCTGATTGATGCTCTTCACATAGTCGAATGCATCACTCATTTGAAATCACACTCCACCATGATTTCGGTCAGACAGGCAACCAAGTTGATTTCTTGGTCCACCACAAATGCTGACTTGTATTGGTAGTCGGCAATGATTGTGACCAGTTGTGGAATCGATTGTGGTTGAAGAAAGTCAGATGCGCTGTCGTAAATCTTACGAAAGATTGTACTCACATCGTTGTGGATATTTGTTGCTACCCACTTTCGCATATTGGTAAACTCTTTATCTCGCAGTGACTTTACCAAGTCGCTGATTGAAACATCACCCACAGAAGAGAGGATACCAACATCAATTTGACCACCAGTTCCATAACGCTGAAGTTCATTCAGAATCCTCCGATTATCAGGGAAGTATTTCTTGATGACTTCTGCCAAGACTTGATTATCAAACTTGACACTCTCCATCTTGAGAATTTCTTTACATCGCTTGTAAAATTCTGCCGCCATCTCTGTAATTTCCGACTTCGGTATTGTAAAATCTACAACCGAACAACGAGAGTGTAGAGGTGCGATGATTCGGTTCTTGAAGTTACAAGTCAGAATGAACCCACAGTTCTTTGAGAACTCTTCCATAAAGTTACGGAGTGCAGGTTGGGTTGACTGTGGGTTGAGATAATCTGCCTCATCCAAAATGACATACTTGCGACCACCTGACAAACTGACAGTAGAAGCAAAGTTCTTTATTTCAGTTCGCAGAGTATCAATGTTTCCATTCATCGAACCATTGATGGTGATGTAAGTACAACCCATCTCATTCAGCATTGCCTTGGCAATCGTTGTCTTACCGACACCCGCACCACCACTCAACAGTAGATTGGGAATGTTGTCTTGGTTGACAAACTCTTGGAATGTTCTTTTTAGTTCATTCGGTAGAATCGTCTCAGCAACAGAGTTGGGGCGATATTTCTCCACCCATAGAAAATCTTCACGCATTTCATAATCCTATCAATCAGTTGTCGTAAGTAGAACCCACTTCGTTTGCCACCCAATACTGAACAGTATCGTCGTCATTAGTGAAGTGTGTAATACCTTTCTCACTGACTGAAACCAAATAATCAGTTAGGATAAGTTTTAGATTTTCTACTTTGTAAATGAAACGGAACGTCTTGTTTGTTTCGCCAACTTCATACGAGTATGCATTTGAAGTATCGTTCTTGGTGTTCGTCGCACCAACACGGATTGAACTACCGTCACCTTGGATGATCACTTCTGGCAGACCCAATACATTTGCTGCTTGAAGTACAGACTTCAATGTCTTTGCTGACAACTTGAATTGAACCTCAACACTTGGAAGATTCAAATCCTTTTCGGGGGCAGTCGTAATCATTGACGGATCAGCATAAAAGTACCGAATCGAACCAGAACCATTCTTAGCAGTCAAACTGCTTTCTCCAAAATCAAAGTTAGGATCATCAAGAAGAGACACTGACCCCAAAAACTGGTTCAAGTCATAAATCGCAAACCGTCGAGGGAATGATTCATCGACTGTTGCCTTCGCAATCAAAGTCTTTCCCTCTGTGACAGTTCGCAACACACTACCCTCATTGAAGAGTAGTGAGTTATTGATACCTGAGAAATTCTTCAGAATCTCATTAGTGCGTTGTGATAATTTCATAATCTAATACTTCCTTCACTTTTTACTTTTCAATGATGCGGGATCAGCAGTTGCCGATGCTCCGACAGATGCGATTGCTTGTAGCGAACCGCCAAATACATAAGAACCAACATGACTCAACTCCATCCACGGGCACATCCAAACAGCAATACCTGCCTTTCTTGCCCACTGACAGAACATATAATCTTCTGACAAATAACGTTTTGTATCTTCGTCAATCACGGTATCAAAGTATGCCATGATTTCACGAGAACCATCAAAGTGCTTAGTACGAATATGGTCTGGTTTATAACTATACTCTGGATAAGCATTAGCAAATTTCTCAAATGCTGAACGTTGCACCATCATAAATCCAGTGCCACCTTCCATCACCTCAACAGGTTCATCAAGACGCATTTCAACTTGACCCGCCACAGGGTTGAACACATAGTCACCAACCAATTGATCTAACTTGTTTGGGTCATCGTCTGCCCATCCTTTATCCACTGCCATCTTGATTTTTTCCCAAGCAATGGTTTTCTTTGGATAGGGACCGCACATGATTTCTTTCTTTTCACCATCAGGTGCATCTGGGTCCATCAATGCCATGAGTGCCATCACATCATTTGGGTCAAACCCAATATCAGAGTCAATAAACATCAGGTGCGTAAAATCTGATCGCATGAACTCATCAACTAGATAATTTCTTGCTCTTGTAATGAGTGATTCGTTGAACAGATAAAAGAAACGAACTGACACACCATACTGTGTTGCCATCATTGCTAGATCAGCAGTGGACTTTGTATACATACCTGCACACTGACCACCGTACATTGGAGTTGCAATGAATAGTTTACGCTTTCGCAATTCATCCAATTCAACTGTGACTTCAATTGCCATTATATATCCTCATTGTATGACATAAAAAAGTGGGGGCATTGCACCCCCATGCGGTTTATTTATACTCATTAGAAGGGAACATCACCAACTTTTTCTTCTGTTGATTCTTCAACTTCATCTACACCCTCGTCAATCTTGGTGTAGAGTTCACGGAATGCCGACTTGGTTTCTTCATCGAAACGATTGATACACATGTCGATTGACTTCATGCGATCATCAAAGATTGCAAATGCCTTTGAGATGTGAACCAAACGACGAGTCGAAATCAGTTCATCAATCGCACCATCGTAGTAAGTCTTACGGATGATGTCTGCCCAATCGACCAACTTCTCAGAGAACTCAATGTCAGTGACACCCAAGTCAGCAAAGACACCTTTGAGAATCCTCTTCTCAATCGTAACCGATGGATATTCTTGCTCGACTGTGATTGGGAAACGCTCAAGGAATGCTTCGTTCATTACGTTAGTTCCGATGAAACGTCCATCGTCAGAACCCTTACCCTTGGTGTTCGCAGTGGCAATGATTTGGAATCCTTGCTTTGGTTTGACCAACTCACCTGTCTTCTTGACAAAGTAAGGTTTACCCTCAAGCACTGACTGAAGACACATAATCTTCGCAGGGTTTGCAAGGTCAATCTCGTCAAGCAGAAGAACCGCACCTCGCTCCATTGCCTTGATGACGGGACCTTTGGCATACTTGGTCTCACCATTAATCAAACGGAAACCACCCATCAAATCATCTTCATCAGTTTCAGCAGTGAGGTTCACACGGATCATCTCACGCTTTGCTTCTGCACAAGACTGTTCAACCATGAACGTCTTACCATTACCTGACAAACCAGTAATGTAGCAAGGATAGAACAAACCAGACTTGATAATCTTTGCAATGTCTGCATACTGTCCGAACTTGACGTAGAGTGCGTCACGCTCTGGAATCAGAGATGTGCTATCAAACTCTGTCTGTGCGTTTGGATTGAACGGAATCACTTCTGCTGTCTGTGCCATTGCAACTGTTGCACTTGGTTGAGGTTGTGGTTCAAGACCCAGAACCTCTGGAAGTTTGAACATGCCGTGACCGACACGATACTCTTTTTGCTTCAACCAGTTTGGTTTCTGCATACCGATTTCATCAGCAAGGGTATCAATCATACCACGACTCATAACAGCACCAACACCGTAACGGGCAGATGCCTCTTTCACAAATTTCAATTGGGATGGACGCATGGTCACTCCTTTCATAATGTATTTCTCTCAACTCAGACTAGATTGTCTCATGGATTGGGGGTCTGAGTCAACCCCCTCGCCATTGTATTTTTCAATCTAAGCAACCTTCTCAATAAAGGAACTCAATATCTTACGAGATGTCTCACGACCTTTGTTTGCCTTGAGGAATGCTGACTTGATAGCACCCTTCTTTGCACCCGACTCCACTTTCTCCATTGAAGAGTTCGCAGTGTGAAGTTCGTTGCCACCCGCAATGATGTAGTTCTCAGTGAACCCTTTATTGCGAATGATCAATGCTTTCTCTTTGGTGAACTGCTTACAAGCAGTCTCAATCTCGTGGTAGCGATCATATGATTCCTGACCACGAATGCCGTGACGAGACTTGTAAACACCGTGGAAGTTTCGCTTGTTCTTGTTGATAATGTGGAATCCGATGACTTCTGCCTGAGTGCGGTCACGCAGAATGTTCAAAAGTGTTTCGGTCTGATTCCACCCACCCGCTTGACCTTTATATTCTTTGCGAGTCTTAGGATCAACATAGACAATCTGATACCTGTAATCGCTTAGTCCAGTAATTTTGCCATTTTCATCAAGATATTCACCAACAGGATGACTATCACCATCTGTGATGAACACTGTGTTGACGACTTGAAGATTGTTTGCCTTCTTGAAGTCTGGAACCAAGTCCAATGCCAACACGATTGCATGGTTCATCGGAGTGCCACCCAACATAAACTGTGTACCGTATGGGGCAGGTGGTGTCTCTGCTTTGTACCCACGATAGTTTACGAATGACTTGGCAACTAGAAGTAACAACTTGCAAGCAGTGTCCATCTCCCGTTTGTTCATATCAGAAGACAAAAACTCTAGAAGAGTGATTCTTCGATCAAGATAGAGGTCATGCGGTTTGTAACCAAGTTCTTCAAATTTCACATCACACGCTAATCGATCAGAGAATGCGTACACATGGAATGGAATGTTCACTTTCTGACAGAACAATGCGAGGTTGATTGCCTGTTCCATCATTCCGTAAATGTGCTCACAGATAGAACCCGACCAATCGAGGAACATCACCAAACCGTGATTCTTACCACCAGTAACATTTGCAACACGAGCAAACACATCGTCACTGAACTTGTAAGAGTGAAGTTTGTTGACATCAAGCACACCTGACTTTGCAGTAGAAGTTCGCTTGTATTCATCAGCACGTTTTTTCATCTCAAACTCTTTGGCAAGATATTGAACTGCCTTGGTGTTGTCTCGCTTGAATGTTGCCAACAACTTGTCACCCAAGTCGGAGTTTGCCATATCACCACGGATAGTGGTTGGTTGTTTTGAGTAGTAGAACTCAGATAACTCGCTAAACACTTGCTTATAAGGAACGATGAACTTGCCATATGGAAGTTTTGGAAGATTGACATATTTCCAATCTTTTGCTTCCTCATCAACCAATGCTTCTTCATTCTTGCGGAATGCTTCATCGGTCTTTGAACTGAGAGCATCCAAACCGAACCCACCCTCTTGACCATTTGTGGTCTTTTCTGCAGGTTTCTCTACTTGCTCTTCTTCTTCATTCCCAACCTCAGATTCTCCTGAGTCCTCTGCCTCTGCCTTATCGTCTTCAGATTCTTTCTCCTCAGAATCTTGCGTCTCGCCACTTTCAGAACTCTCATCTTCTTGTTCTCCTTGGTCTTGTGGCATCTCCATCTGCTCACCGTCATCCTCTTCACCACTCTGTGGTTCGTTGAATGATGATTGGTCAGTCTGAGACTCTTGCTCTTCTTGCTTCTCTTTCATGAACTCATAAATGCGAGTCGCAAGATCAACAACATCATCAAAGGTTACCAAGTCATCACACGCATCAACAAAGACTTGCTCTTCAGCATCGAACTTGATGGTGCTGAGTGCACCCAACTTTGTGTGAATATTGATACGGTCAATAAGATTTAGAGTGTCGAGATCAACGTCTTTGATTCCAAAGAAATCACGGTCGATCAGTTCACGATAACCCTTGTAAAAGTCACGCTTGATACCAGGGAACTTTGCCTTGATCATGCGTTCAATACGAGCATCTTCGATGACATTCAAGAATCCTTTGAACGTAGCACCCTTCTCGCACACAGCACCGTGCCACCCCTGTTCTGGGGTGTGCAGTGCGTGAGATACTTCGTGAGCGATTAGAAGGTTGTAGAGTTCGTTGGTCATATCCTTCCAGATAGGAAGGTTGACGATACGATTCTTGAGATCAAAGTATGCGGTAGGAATCTTTTTGTGCTCAACCCTGACATTCTCAGTGGCAAGCAATTTGGTCAGAATCTCTTTACTCATACTTTCTCCTCATTACGATAGTAAGTATAAGCGATTATGGGGGTAGAGTCAATCCGTTTGTTTATAATATTTATTTCTTAGAAATCAAATGCTTATAACATTTTGTTCAACAAATTCTACCCAATATATTCATGTGCATAGCATAATCTTCCAGAGTGTTTCAACAGGTACTCTTTACTGTACTTCTTGCTCTTGCGGGGATTCGGTAACGCATTCTCACGCACCATGTAATCTCCCCGTGCTTCTTTGTTATGTGCAGTCGGTCTCCACTTTGCGGATTGCTCTCGATACTCACCCATCCTTGGATGTGCTGTCTTACTAAAGAACCGTTTATTAGTTTGGATGTGGATTTCACCTAACGCATCAGAGATTCTAACACCGATGCCCATTCCTTGAAAATCTGGCAACATAACAGTCCTATGCTCTCGCCATGCGTTTCGCATCGCATTAGGTTGTGCTATTGAAGAAGCAAATCCAACGGGAGTGTCGTTCCAGACTGCGATCCAACACCGTGCACTTTTATTAATGTCTTGTGTGAGATAGTGATGGTGCTTGAACATTTCCCATGCATCGATTGAGCAAGGTAAGATTTCCACCTTGATTTTGGGTCGTTGAAGTGACCCCCTTGGTAACACTTCTTGTGCCACCGTGTCATATACCCAATCGGGTTGTAACCAATCAATAATATCATAGTGACAAGACGCAAGAGTAATCCGTTGTACATTGTGTTTTCTAACATACTTAGAAAATGCTAAAGAACATGACTTCGCAACATTTCGATCTACTACTGAGGTGAACTCATCAATCACTGCACCATCTTTTATCTTTCTAGAAAGGTCTGCACGAAATGCCTCACCGTTCGACAACACATGGTATGGTCTCATCCAAGATGGTACTGTGTTGAACCCCACCGCACCAAACTTTTCAACTGCATCGTCGGCACTATCAAAATGAGATGCCACAGATTTGATCTTTGACCAAAATGGATTGCCGGTCGAACCAAACTCTTTGAGTAGACTTGATTTGCCAGAACCTGAAGGACCCACAATCAATCCGATATTATATGGTTGATCGATATACATTTGCCTATCAAATGTAGAGATTTGTGGAATATCAAATTTACTGATGCCACTAAACTTATAGTCAAACATCCGACTTAGTTCAGTAGTGATTTCATCCGGTGTTACACCAATTTGTTTAGTTTTCATTTCGCAATCCTACTAAAATTTTTGTGCTTCTCAAATCGAATGACTGACCTAAACTTGTCATACAAAATGTCACCTTTATGTGATATAACAAACACATTTGTATCATCTAAAGATGAATGTATCAGTTTGAGAAACTCGTCACACCCATTGGTATCAAGTGACGCATCAAACACTTCATCAAGAACCAACAGGTTGGTGTTGGTTGAGTTCTTCAGTTTTGATACTGCTCTCCAAGTAAACAGTAGTGCCAAGTCAATTCGCATCTTCTCACCTTCAGAGAATGATGCATAGGTAAAGTCATCACGATGCCTAGATAGAATCTTCTCGTCAAAGTTCTCGTCTAGTTCAAACTGCACAAAGAACTCCATTGCCGCTAGATACTTATTCACCAACTTGTTGATGATTGGCACATACTGTTTGATAATGCGTGACTTAACACCACTGTCTTTCAGTAAAACAGATGCGATGTCTAGGAGTTCCTTTTCCCCTAATAAGGACTCTTTCTGTGTTCGGTAATCTGTGAGTTGTGTCTCAAGTTCAGCAATCTTTGAATTTTCTGAGTCGAGAACAGTGTTCTGTAGGTTTTCGATTTCATCTTGAACCGTTTGGATGTTTGCATCAATGTCACGAGTTCGCTTGTATAGTAAGACCCCTTGTTGAGTTTTCTTAGAATGTTCTTCCGCTTTAGTTTCAATCGAGTCAAGTTGTCCCCGAATCGTGTCCCATTCAGATTTTGTGTCTCTGCTCTGATTCTGTAAATCAATAATCTTGCTCTTTCGTTGGGCGGTATGTGTTGCGGCAACGAGTTCATCCAGTTCTTGCTCACAAGTCGGGCAGTGGTCGTTATCTTCATAGAACTTTATCTCTTTATTGAGTCGTTTGATTTCATCTTCTAGTCTTTGCTCTGTTCTTTCAACTTTCCGAATCTGATCTCTAAGTCTTTCTGTGTCTCCAATGTTTTCTGCGAGAACTTTGACTTCTTGTGCCAGTTGCTTTCCTTGTTTGATGATTTCTGTTTTTTCATCTTGATACTCTTTGATTAGTTCCTGTTTTACCTTTACACCGTCTTTCTGTTGCTGTTGCTTCTCTTTCAGATTCTGCTTTTGAATCTGTAATCTATCATCTGAAAGTTTGATGTTGTAGTCAACATCGTTGCGCTCACCTTTATTGGTTGCGATACGTTCTTTGAGCAACTGCCCCATCGACGAGAAGATGCCGATGTCGAGCAAGTCTTCAATTACCATTCGACGGTCTGCTGCTTTGAGTTGCATAAACGGAGTGAATGACGCATTGCCAAGAATCACAATCTGCGTAAACGACTTGAAGTTCAGTCGTAAAATTTGTCGTTCTAGTGTATCTTGATAATCTCGCTTTGATCCAGGTTGGTTAAGTAGTTTGTCATCCTGATAGATTTCAAACTTAGCAGGTTTCTGCCCACGCACCACCTTGTATTTCCGATTGCCAATGTGGAACTCAATCTCAACCAAACAATCTCTCTCATTGATTGAGTTAATGAGTTGCCCTTTCTTAACTTTTCGGAATGGTTTGTCAAACAGAACAAAACAAAGTGCGTCTAGAATAGTGGACTTACCCGCACCGTTCTCACCGATAATCAGTGTGTTTAGTGATCGAGTAAAGTCAACCTCTGTAAAGTGATTTCCAGTTGAAAGTAGATTCTTCCAACGAATCTTTTCAAAGATAATCATTCGATATAAAGTGCCTCAGTATACAAATCATTCAACAAACCAGACAGTTTCTTTTTATCAACATCTGATTCTATACCATCAACATACTTGTTGAGAATTGTCAGTGTGTCTTCGGCATCCATAATCTCTTCATCTTTTTCCAAATCCAAGTTCTTATTATCCTCAACAATTGTCAGATGTGTGGGGTCACACTTATAGAGTTTGTCGAGGAACTGGTCGAACCAATATGGGTTCTTTTTGGTCTGAACGATGACTTTAATATACTTACCCTTGAAGTGGTCAAAGTCCAAGTTCATCATCTGATCTAAATTATACTGATCATCGTTATACCATACTTTATGGAACATGCGAATCGGATTCTGGATGAACTCCAATTCACGAGTGTCTGTATCAAAAATGTGGAAACCACGAGGATCATCATAGTCACCCCAAGTTATCTCATATGGATTGCCCAAGTATGTGATATTGCCCTGTGTAGATTTATGATGGAAGTGACCCGACAATACCATATCAAACTTTTGGAAGTGCTTGATTGGCATCCCGTGGTCACAAGTTTGACCTCGCATCATTTCAAATCCTGCAATCTCAAAGTGACCGAACATCACTTGTGCGTCTGTCTGCTCCATCTTATTGATTGCGGAGTTGTAGTTGGTGTTGTTTATCCACGGCATCATCAGAATCTTGAGACCGTCAAATGATGCCTCTTGTGTCTCCCAATAAATTTTACCTACGGAACTACCAAAGATTTCACGCATTGCATTGATATCATTTGTATTTCGGTAGGGGATGTCGTGGTTACCGACAATACAGTGGAAGTTGATGTTTCGATCTGCCATTGGTTGCACAAAATGATCCCTAAATGATCTGAGTGTAACATAAGAAATAAACTTTCTCCGATCAACAATATCTCCCAAGTGAACAATAGTGTCAATGTCGTGATCATCAATATAAGGAAAAAACACGTTATCATAGAAGTCAGTAAAATAGTCAGTAAATACCTGAGAATCATTTCTTGCCCCCCAATGCGTGTCGGTGATCAGTGCAATCTTCATCCAATTCCCATCTCTTTACGAATCTTGGTTGCCGAAATTTCTTGGATTTCTTTTGGCAACACAACCTCTTCAATCTTATAACCAACATCTCGCCCATACACAATATTTGTAATATTAGGCACTTGAATTATTCTAAACCTATCCCCATATAAAGGAGACAACGCATCAATAATTCTTGACTTGACAAAATCAAAGTCGAATGGATTCTTACCATCGACCCCCTGTACATCCCTTACCATAATCTGAACTTGACCTGCACGTTTCAGAGACTCCTCAAACAGTGTCTGATGCCCCTTGTGCCACGGTTGCCACCGCCCAAGCATTTGGACTGTCGGTGCTTTGTTGTCCCACACATATGGTTCAATCAAATGTTCTACCCTGTACGGATTCACAAAGTCCCATTCAGTCAAACGCAAGTCATACTTGGTTGGTTTTTGGAACAGTAAATTAGTATCATTATACCTACCTTTTTCGATGGTGTCAACCCAAATCGTAATATCGGCATTGAATAATTCACGCAATTCATCAGTTGGACATACGAAATCACAAATGACATGAGTGCCACCACTCGCAACCACTTCTGACATTTGTGCCATTCTTTTTGCTTGACGTTCTCTCCCTTCAGGTGAGAAGTCCCAATCCTCGTACTCCTCACGCACTCTATCGGCATTGAACCAAGTCACACGGTCTGACCCCATCAATGAAATCACTTGCTCTGTGAGTGTGGTCTTACCCGCACCCGGTAGACCCATAATCAGAATTCTCTTACCTCGTTCCATCTTCTTCCTCTACGAATTGATCAACAGTCGATTTACGTTTGATTCGTTTTTTACGCTTGTTCTCTTCAAAGTCGAGAATAAACTGATTCATATATTCTTCTGACCACTCACTTTGCTTGATGCTATCATCATACATTTTGACTCCATTGGAATCGTGTGCTTGAGTTTCAGATGTCTGATCAAACACGTTGACATGTTCAGTCAGTTTGTATTTGGTGTACAAATGTTTTTTTTCTTTTTGGATTCTTCGTAGGAATGCATAGTAAACAATCTGTGTGAAGTATGCAAATGGGTTCTTCGACTTTTCTGGATTAAAGTTATCAATGTACTGTAAACAGTTCTCAATGCCATCACTCACCATTTCTTCTTTAAAACTGTAATTCATGAAGTTTGGTTTGTGTGCGAGGTGAGTTGAAATCTTCATAATACAAGATGCAACATATGTCGGCACAACAGGACGAGGGTTGCCCTTTTCCTTTGCCTCAATAACACTTTCTTTGTATTCAATCATTGCAACAAGAAACTGTTTATTGTCAACATAATTTTGACGGACTCGTTTCTTTTTTGGTTTTCCGGTTGACAAAACTTAACTCCTCGTGTATAATAATAATGTTCCATCGGCAGATAGTATCAATGTACCGTGTTTGCCGATATTAATTTTTTAGAAATATCTGAGTTTACTTCATTCAAG